CGCGCAGCAGCAGCACCATCTTCACGTCTGGCAGCGTGCTCTTGATTAGCTGCGGCACCTCTGGCGAAAAGAAATACGCGGGCGTTGCCTCAATCGCCACGCTGTTGCGGGGTGCGTCGGCAAAGTGGTCGGCATACCAGCGCAGCCCTTTCTTCCAGTGGCGGTTGAAGAAGTGAATCTCTTTGGTGTCGCCCCACATGCCTGGCACCTGGCACAGCATATGGAACAGCGTGCTGGTGCCGCTGCGCGGGGCGCCGATGATGAGCAGGCTGGGCAGCTTCATGGCTTGCTCCTGGCCTTGGGACGGTAGCCGCCCCCAGCATTGCCGTGGCCGTAGATTCGCCCCCTTGCAATCGATCTGTCGCGCAGCTTCCCTATCACATAATCACACCGCCGTATGCCAGACGCCATAAAGTTCGGCTCATTAATGTAGCGCGGGTCTTCCAATTTCATTGTCGTTATCAGAATGACCTTGGCCCTAGCAAAGGCGTTCATGCGTGTGCTTGACAAGTTGATGTGTATTCTCATTTATGCCCCGCTCAACGAACAACTCCACACTACAATGGCACACGGAAAATCCTTACGGTCAAACTCCACAATGCAGCGCTGACCGCTTTGCTCGCTCTCTTCTACAATTGCCATCACTGTGCCGCGCAAGTTTGCAAGGCCATATTTCTCCATGTCGGCCACCTGCATTACGCGCACACGGTCGCCGACCTTCCTTTCGGGTATGTCTTTCATGCCTCCTCCCTTGCATACTTGTTCTTGCTGGCACGGCGCCGCAGGCGGTAGAGTATGCCGCGCTTTAGCTGCTCGGGCCACGGGCGGTTGATGCTGGTGTCCAGTGTGGTGGCTGGTTCCACAGTAATTGGTCGTGCGCGCTTCCACGCATAAAGGTTGTTGCCAGCGCCCGTGCTCATCAGGGTCTTTTGCACAACGTCCATGTTCTCCAGCTTGCGGAGTTCGCTGCGGGTTAGGCCCTGGCCAGTGAACACCGTTTGCCGTTCGTTGAACACGGCAACGGCCTTGGCCAGCAGTGCGTTCACGTGCTTGCGTTTAATCTTCATTTGGGCCTCCTCCCGTGTGCGTCCTGTGCCTTGCGCTGGCGCTCCTTGGCCAGGTGCCGCATGAGGTTGCCGTTGCTTTCACAGCGGGCCTCGGCCATGGCCTTTAGCAGGCCGTCCTTGCCCAGCTCTTCCAGCGCCGCAATGAGCGCTGCGTTCTCAATACTACTGTCCATTGTTATTCTCCTTTATGTTGGCTTTTGCCTTGGCCACCAGCTTGTCAACGGCGTCTTTGATGTCGTCCTCGGTCATGGTGGCGGGGTTCAGCCCAGCTTCTGCGAGCGGCGCAAACTGGTTGCTGACAAAGTATTCGTCGGCATGCACCATGTCTTTGGTGTCTAGCGCTAGCTGCTCGGCAATCCAGCCAGGTGTTATCACTGCCATGCCAAACAGCACCTTCCAGCGCTCGACCAGGGCCTTCCAGTCGCGCGTGTCGATTTTCTTGAACACCAGCTTGTATGTGTCGCACTGCAGGCCCTCTTGGATGATCTTGGTGTTGATGATGCGTGCCACCATCAGCTGCAGCGGCTGCACAATGCTCTCCACATAAATGCGGTCGGCCGTTGATGCGGTGGTGCCGCCAAGGGAGCCCACTTCGGCAATGCCGATGCGGTAGGGCGGCATCTTGTAGCTGCTCAGCACCTCGTCGCGCAGGCTTTTGTAATACACCGCAAAGTGGCCTTCTTTTACTTCCACCACCAGCGGCTTCCAAGTGATGTTGGCGCCCTCGGTGAGTTCCAGCACAACGGTGCGGTGCGCGTTCTCTGTGCCTTTGATTTCGTTGTCGATAAAGTCGCTGATGAGCTTGGCACTGCCTTCCTCCCATTCGCCTTCCAGGGTCACAAGCGCCGCGGGTATGCCGTAGTTCTCAAAAAACTCCAGGTTATAGTCACGCACGCCAATGAGCCCAAACACCGCCCCCACAGCAGGCAGAATGTTCGGCCGCCCGTAGTAGGTGTTCTTGGCGTAGTACTCGCCGTAGAATATCAGCTCGTTGGCCTCATGCTTGCTGCTCTTGTGCTCGAGGCCCGTTTCGGCACTCACCACGATGTCGGCACCAAAGCGCTTGAACCACCGCTTGCGGGTGTCGCGCACCTGGCAGTATTTTTGCCGCTCGCGGTGCACGCGGATGGTGTGCGCTGGCATGTGGAATAGGCCGTTTACGCGGTGGTCGGCGGCGGCGCCTGCGCGGCTCACCTCGATGCCGAACCACCCCACAACGCCCCAGTCTATGATGTTCTTCTTGATGATGTCGAGCAGTGTTTCGTCCTCTTTGTTTGGGTCGTCGAACAGGTCGGCGATTTCCTTGCGCTTGGCCTTATCTTCTTTGCCCTCCTCCACTGGCACCAGGTCATAGCCCTGGGCCACAACATCGTTGGCAATTTGGCGCGCGCAGCTGTCGAAGAACGTGCAGTTGTCCTGCAGGTCGAGCAGGCGGTTCACATTAAACGGCAACGGCACCAGGCCGTTCTCGCGCAGCCATGCCACGTCGTCTTCGGGCAGCTGCTGGCTGGCGGCCTCGTTGGCGTACTTCTGCAGCTCGCTCAGTGGAAAAAGCCCGCGGTCAGTCTTGATGAAGTGCACCCTGCTCTTGCGGGCTGGTGCGCCGCTGCGCGGGTGTTTAGGGGATGTAGACTTTGCTTTTCTTTTTTGCATAGGTTGTCTCCTCGTCGGCTGGTTTGATTTCCTCACCGCCTGGCGTTGTGATTTTAAGCTGGGCCAGCTTGCTCTTCTTGGCCATTTGCTGGGCCTCGCGCACTTCGGGCGGCACGCTGGCAGCTGCAATGCTTGCGGCCACCTGTTCGGTGGTCGGTGCGGGGCTCTTGTCGCTGAAGGCACTGAAGCCTTTGGGCAGCCCAGCCAGGTGCACTTTGCTTTTGCCCATGCGGGCGCTGTCGAAGAACCATACCATTTCAGCCAGTGCATCCATGCAGTGATCATCCACTTTGGCAGGCTTGCCAGTGCGCGGGTCAATGTGGTAAATGTCGACCTCGTCCAGCGTGTTCACGCAGGTGTTGAACACCTTGAGCCTGTTGGTGCGCACACGGGCGTTGACGGCGGCAATCTTCAGCAGCTTGTTTACCTCGCCGCTCTTGATGTCAATGCCATGGGTGCGGCGCAGCTCTTCAATCTCGCGGAGGCCTGCGGGGTCACCACGGAACGGCACGTCGCGCATGGTTTCGGCAATGTCTTTGAGTTCAGTGCGGCTGGCATAATACTCCTCGTACACATACAGCATGTCGGTGCGCTGGTCAAGGGCACCCTTTAGGTTCACGTGCGGATTAATGTAGCCAAAGTCACAGCCACCGCGGCAGTCCCAGCCTGTGGGCACACGGAACGGTGCGCACATGTTGTTGTCGTCGAAGCTGGGATACAGCAGGCCCTCCATCTTGTGGAACGCGCCTTCATAGCGCATGGCAAACAGCTCGTCGCTCAGTTCAGCACGGGCACGTTCAACCTCTGCCTTTGGGTACAGCGGATTGTCGGTGCTCTTGAATCCAACCACGTCGTAGTTGGCATTGCCCTTGCGCCACAGCTGATAGAAGAACTTGTACAGCCAGTTCATGCCGTACGGCGTTGTGGTCAGCAGCGCACGGCCACGCTTGAGCCCAAGCCGCGCCTGTATGGCCACCCATGCCATGTACTTCATCTGGCCAGCCTCGTCGAGCCATGCGGCGCGGTACTGGCCCCCCTCCAGGCTTTCGGGGCGGTCGGCGGTGCCAAGCCATACCTTGCCGCCCTGTGGCAGCATATACACGCCCTTGCTCACCAGCAGTTCGCCCTGCAGCTGGGTGTCGCGGAACGTGTCAAGCAGTGCAGGCAGTGTGGCGCGGGTCAGCAGCTTGTACGTGGGCGCCACCACAATGTATTCCTCTTTCGGTGCCTTGGCAATCTCAGTGGCCAGCCACACGGGCCCGAAGAATGTTTTGCCTCCACCTGTGCCACCAATCAGCCCTACAAAGCGCTTAATGCTTCGAAGTGCTTTCTCTTGGTGCAGGTAGAGGGAGATTGTCTTTGTCTTTGGCGCCTGCGGTGAGGCGCTTGCTCTCGTCACCATTGCTTATGATTATCTCCAGTGGCAGCTTGGCACCTGGTGGTATCTCAAGCTGTCGTTTGTCTTTCCAGCGCTGTGGCTGGCGGTTCAGTAGCCAGAACACACCAGCGCCGACGTCAGGTGCCACTTGCTTGGTTACTTCCTTCACCAATGTCATTGCGGCGTCACCTGCGGGCTGGCCCTCCACGGCTTGCGCTGGGCGCAGTTCCCTTGTCTTTTCAATATACGTATAGCCTTTGGCCCGCTTGTACAGGCTGCTTTCCACCTGCAGGTCGGCCTCGGCTTTGGCTTGGTTTATGGTGTGGCGAAAGTCGGGCTTGTTGGCAGCCCAGCGTTGCAGTGTGCGCAGGTGCACGTTCCAGAAGTCGGCTATCTGTTGCATGGTGAATCCGAGCGCTGCCAGCTTCTGGCCCTCGCTGTACATGTGCTCGCGGAACTTGCTCTTGCGTCCCCGCACGCGGGTGGCCATGTCTACGCTGCCGTACAGCAGCCGCAATGCCAGCTCGTTTTGCTGTTCCAGTGGCAGGGACAGGAGCTTTTTAGCCCGTTTAATCGGCTTTTGCGGCCGTTTGCGGGTCGTTTGCCCCTTGGCCTGTGCATGGGGCTTCACAGGGAGCCGCTTACCTTTGTTCCAGGGTATGTGTCCTTTCTTAAAAGCCACGATCATACCTTCCAAATGCTGGGCACATGTTGGCGTGGCATGTGGTTATAGCGGTACAGCACGTTGCCGTCTTTGTCCAGCTGGGCTGGTCGCAGTATGCCTTGGAAATATTTTAACGGGCCGCGGTTGCTGCGCACGTCATTCCAGGTCAGGCGCAGCTTGTCGCCCCAGCTTATTTCGTTGCCAATCACGCCGCTTACGCCTGTCATCATGCACATCTTTTTCATAGGCCAATCGTCGGCCCAAGGTGGCACCAGGTGCCGCACGCCCCACAGTTTTTTGCGGTGGCCAGCTTCAAATGCTTTGCGTGCTTGCACCACGATGTTGGTGGCGTTCTCGCGTTCCCAATTTCCGAACACGGGGTCGGCGGGGTCAATGCCACAGCAGCAGCCGAAGTCGTTGAGCTCTTTCCACACGGGGTCGCTGATGCCGAAGGCCATGCCGTTGGCGTGTGCCACGTCGCGGCAAGCATGCACAAAGTCTTCAGTCCAGCTGCGGTCGGGTCGAATGCACGCGCCCCAGCGTGGTGTTATCTCACGGTAGAGTGCACGCAGCGGCACGCCCACAATCTTCTCGAGCTCTGTCCAGTGCAGGCGTTGGTTCTTTTCCAGCTTGCCTGGCACAAACAGCACCTCCAGGCTTAGTGCCTTGGCGCCCGCCGCAGCGGCACGTTCAATCAGTTCTTTGTAGGCCTTTGGGTGCTTTGGTGTGGCGTCGCTGACGTGTGGGATTGCAGGCCGAAAGCGCAGGCTTGTGCTCACGCCGCGCTTGCTCAACGCAGCCATGGCAGCCAGCCGCTCTGTGGCGCTGGGTGCGTAGCGGTCAATGCGGGCCAGGAGTTCGTCGTCGGGTGTTATGATGCTGAAAGCCACCCATACGGTTTCAGGCAGTGCCCACGCGTCCAGGTATTCGGGCACAGCCAGCAGCCGTCCCTTGGTGCTTACGCGGATGGGCTGGTTGTGCCTTTGCAACAGCGCGGGCAGCTGCAGGGCCCAGCCTTGGTTGCGCTCGATATTGTCAAAAGGATCCGTCAGTGCGCCGAACTGCAGTGGTGTCGGCCGCTTGGTGTGGCGCTTGAGTGCTTTGTGCAGCAGGCGGTTGCCCAGCTCGGCGCTGTCGCCGCTTAGCATGTGGTCAAGGCGGTGCAGGCTCATTTGGCCCACGTCCCAGTTACCGTGGCCGCCCAGGAAGTTTGAAAAGCAATACAGGCACTTGTAGCTGCACACGCTGTGGCTGTCCAGTGCCACTGGCAGTGCACAGTCGAACCCGTCAGCCGTGAACCGCAGCCCATTGTACGGCCGCAACGGCTTGCGCACACTGGCACACTGTTTGTGGTCGTGGCATTCGCCACACTCCTTGCACACGGCCACCCGCTTGTAGCGCAGCTCGGCGTCAGCTTTTTTCTTTGCCATCCACTTGCCCTTCGGCCAGTGCCCACAGTTTGTGACCGTCGCACTCGCGGCCGCCTTTCAGTGTCAGCAGCTGCTTGAGTGCCACAAATTGTTCCTCGTCCTCAAAGCGAAAGAACAGCACCTTCAGCACACCCTTGTTGCCGTGCCGTTCGATAAACCGTTCGGCCACGTCTTCCAGCTCGTCTTTTGTCTTTTCGAAGTCGGGCCGCGTCCAGGTTACGTGGTCTTCCACCTCTTCAGTCGAAAAGCCCGTGAGGCCCAGGTCAAGGTCGCCCACGTCTAGGAACTCGAAATTCTCATTGAGCTTTTGGTGGTCCCAGCTGCTGAGCTCGGCCAGGCGGTTGCTGGCAATGTTGTAGGCCAGTGCCGTGCGCAGGTCTTTGAACGGATAAATAATCACGGGCACCGTTTTGTCTTTGTTCTTGTGCGCAGCCTTCAGCCGCTGGTGGCCCACAACCACAGTCAGCTGGCCGTCGGTGGCGGCGGGGTCGGCAAAGGCGATCACAGGTTCCACAAAGCCAAAGCCTTTCAGCGATTCGGTTATGCGCTCCACCTGGTCGGAGCCCTCAATGCGCGGATTGCCCTCGTAGGGCACCAGCCGTTCAATGGCCACGTGTTCGATTTTCACGTCTTGTCCTTGAGAATGTCTTTGATGTCGGTGCGGTTCTCGCCTACTTCTTTGGCGAACCGCGCCACGGTTTCACTGCAGTGCAGGCGCATGTTACTTAGGTCAGTTCCGATTATGCCCACGTCCTTGTCCAGCTTGGTTAGGCTCTCCTGATTGGCATTGGTGGTGTCTTTGATTTCCTTCAGGTCGCCATTGTTGGCCTTTACGTTCTTGTGCTTGTTGCGCTCGCGCAGCACATAGGTGATTATGCCACCGACCAGTGCCGCCAGTGTGCCCGTGTCCACAAGGTCTATGGCCATTGCTTTTTGTCCTGGCGGGCCCGCTCAATCTTGAGCTCCTGTTCAAGCCGCACGTTCTTGGCAAGCGCCTGCGCGAATTTGTACACCAGCGCCTTGGTCACGATGATGTAGCTGCCGTTCGGGTTCTCGTTTGGTTCCCATGTTACCACGCCATGGTCAACCTTGCCCACGGCGCGCTCGCCGCCCAGCGGCACCAGCTGCAGGTTAGGTTTCTGACATGTCAAGCAGCTTAGCAAGAATAAGATTGACAGCACCCATGTCGCCGTCCTCAAGTGCCTTGAGTAATGTCTGTTTGTCATGTTTCCACTCCTCTTCGAGTTTGATTAGTTGGCCCTTTAGCTTTGTGAGCTCGCTGGGCAAAAGCGCTGGCAGCAGCTGGGTGATTAGCTGCAGCACCAGTCCGACTTCAGCAGCCATGGTGCACCTCCCTTTGCAGAATACTTGCCATTATTTTATGCTCTTGAACGGGTCGGCAAAGCGGTAGCCGCCACCCCGATAGCCCACAAGGTTCATCTTGATGTATGCGTTGCGCAGATCGGCCTCCCACAGGCGCAGCATTTTGGTTAGCAGCCACGCAAACGGGTTCACGGCCGTGCCATCGCCAGGCTTGCACAGCTGCAGCAGCAGCGGATATTTGGCACACAGTTTGGTCAGGTTGTAGCGGGGCTTGCCGCCGCCGCTTGCGCCGATGCAGCTGAACTCGTCAGCCATCATCTCAACATGCGTGGCCCTGTCTTCGGTGAACCAAAACACAAGATATCCCGCACGCGGCGTAGACCCCTCTGGCAAGCGGTGTTCGTGGAATTTTTGCCAAAGCCCTTCGGCGCTGTAGTCGGCGCTGCGGCTGATGGTGCCCACGGCTTGCAGTATTTCAACGGCCATGCCGCTGCAGTCAAAGCCGCCCCAGTCGTCACCCCCCCAGATGTATGGCATGAACAGCATGCGCTCCAGCAGCCACACGGCCTTGCGGCGGTGGTGCTCCTGCAGTGCGGTTGTTTCTTCTGGCGGCAGTGTTGTTCTCCTAACGGAACTAAAAATACACCGCTCAACTGCAGGTTGTCAAGTACAAAAAAAAAGGGCCCGAGGTCGGCGAGCCTCAGGCCCTTGCTAAATGCCCTTACTGTCTTTACAATATTTAGCGGCTGGTTATTCCGTGCCGACGTCCTCCTTTATGTTTTCTTGCTGCAGGGCCAGTGCC